CAGGCTTTGATCAATTAGATGGTGCTATGCAAGGAGCCTTTAATACAATTCAAGATAGTTTAAGTAATAATTATTCATCACAAGAAGTTATAGTTCCTACTAACCCAGGTGTTGAGCAACCTCCACACTTTGATGTTATGCCGCGACTTCCTACGCCACCAGATTTTGGTGGAGGTTTTGATATTATGCCACAACCTGGTCCAGGTTTTCCAGGTGAAGACGTTGGCTTAATGCCTTATGAAGGCAATGACTTTGAAAACATGATTTCTAATTTTGGACCACAATATAATATGATTGATCCAGGTTTTATGTCTCCAGGTTTTCTTGGTACTATGGACCCAACACCTACAGGTGGTATTGGCAACGCATCTTTAAATCAAGACAACAATCAACAACAATCAATTGACGAGATGTTTGCAAGTTTAGCAGGACAGTTTAATGGCTAAGACTCCTGCTTGGACTAGAAAAGAAGGCAAGAGTAAATCAGGGGGTTTAAATGCTAAGGGTGTTGCATCATATCGTCGAGCAAATCCAGGCAGTAAATTAAAAACTGCAGTCACTACTAAACCATCTAAACTTAAGAAAGGTTCTAAAGCAGCTAAACGACGCAAATCTTTTTGTGCACGTATGGGTGGTGTTGATGGACCAATGAAAAAACCTAACGGTAAACCAACTAGAAAAGCTTTGGCTTTAAAGAAATGGAATTGCTAATGCAACTATCTAATAACTTCACGTTAGCCGAGCTAACTAAATCACAGACCGCGACCCGCAAAGGTATACACAACAAGCCTGAAACAGACGCTGTCGAGAATCTTATTCACCTAGCGGAGACCGTCCTGCAACCAGTGCGTGAGCACTTTGGTAAACCGGTCATGATATCTTCAGGCTATCGAAGCCCAGCGTTGTGCGAAGCTATCGGTTCTTCGGCTAAGTCACAACATGCCAAGGGTGAGGCAGCAGACTTTGAGATTCATGGAATAGACAACAAGGAACTCGCAACGTGGATTAAAGAAAACTGTGAGTATGATCAATTGATACTTGAGTTTTATGAGGAAGGTAATCCCAATTCAGGGTGGGTGCATTGTTCAGTATCGAAAACAACACCAAGACGTGAACGATTGTTAGCACAGAAAATAGATGGTAAAACTCAATATGTATATTGGCCAGTTTAAAACTCCAACCATTTTTTAATATCTTGCTCAACCATAACATCATTTGCTAAATCTACCTTTTCTTTAAGTGCTTTAATTATCTTCTCATCTATAGTCTTTTCTGCTACTAAATCCACGTACGTAACACTGCCAGTCTGGCCGATACGATGCGCACGATCTTCTGATTGCAATCTTTTTTCCAAATCATAGTTGTTAGAAAAGTAAATAACCGTAGTCGCAGCAGTTAGGGTAATTCCATAGCCTCCAGTCTGTGCGTTTCCGACAAAAAAGCGTGTAGGGCCCTCAACGTCCTGAAACTGAGCAATGTTGTCCTGCCGGAGGGTAGCATCCACCCCACCGTGATATTCGACTGTAGAGGCTTCTCCGTAAGCTTTTTTTAAGCATTCGACTATTTTTCTGATGTCTTCACGGTAAGTTGCCCAGATTATGACCTTGCCGTCCACTTCTTCTAAACAATCTTGTAATGCTTGGATTCGATTATTTTTTATCGGTGTCACGGTACCATCGTCAGCTTTAAATGTGCCGCAAGTAATTTGATGTAGTCGCATTAACGTAGTCAACGCGGATTCTGTAGTCATAAGTTTGCCGTCGTGTTGTGCAATGGCTGCACGTTTCATAGTATTGTACATATCTTTTTGTTCGTCAGTTAATTCTACTGAACGTTTAGTGTATACTTTAGGTGGTAGGTCTAAGCATTCTTCTTTAGCAACGCGATAAGAAAAACTTCTAAGCTTTGCGGTAAGTTCTTCAATATTTTTATAACCTACAACTAAGTTAATACTACGACCACTAAAAGTTCTACGCACCATTTGTGCATATCTATTTCTAAAAGAATAATAAGACTGATGTCCTAGATGATAAGTATCTAAGAAAGCACACTGAGTGTACAGATCCAGTGGGGATTTAGTCACGGGAGAGCCGGTCAAGATTCTACGGTATTTCGCTGAGGTCCCTAGTTTCAAAATATTTTTTGTTCGTTTTGCTGTCGGACTCTTGATTGTTGTAGACTCATCAATCCCTATTAAGGCTCTTCCACCAAATATGCTAAGGAATTTGTCAGCAAAGTCCAGACCTTTCTTAGTAGAAAATGCTTCTACGTTCATAATCAATACTTTAAGATCATGTTCACCATCAAATAAAGTATCAAGTTCTAATTGTTTTTTCTTAGTGATTGCCGGATCCCAGGACACCATGGTTTTTTCAATGTGATCGGGCATGTGATTAGGAATTTCGTTATCGCTCCATATTTTATATACACCTTTAGGAGCAATGATTAACGCACCGCGGACGGCGCCTCTATCATAGAGCATTGATATGTTGTCAACTAAAACTTTAGACTTTCCTGTACCCATATCCATAAACAAACCGTAAGATTCTTGAGCCCAGCACTTATATAATGCTTTCATTTGATGATCAAAAGGTTTAGTTTTGAACTTATACTTGTCTATCATAATTTATTTTATATTCTTTCTTGACATACATATAAGGATGCTTATATTAAAAGTCAAGAATTAAAGAAGGAAATAAAATGTCAAAGAATTTAACAGTCTATGAACTGTATGATCGTAGAAGTCTAGCAGACTTTTTAGATTTTAAAGATAAGAATCCAGACGCACCATTAGTATATGTATTACAACACCCACCAGAATCTATAAATATTTTAGGTGCTGCTGAATTTGGTAACTTAGTAATATGTTTACCGCATCATTCACAAATGGTTTTTTCTAGTGGTCCTTTCATACATAAAATGCAAAAGAACTTAAGGGATTTTGAAGAGCATGATTATATATTATGCACTGGTGATCCAGCTATTATAGGTTTGTCTACCGCTGTTGTGTCTGACATAACTAACGGTTGTTTTAACTTTTTAAAGTGGGACAAGCGCGAAAGAAAGTATTACCCATTAAGAATTGATTTACATAGTAAAGGAGAAAGATATGAGCGATGATTTAATACTAGAGGATTTGGAACAGGACCAACAAGATTTGATGGAGAAGTCAGACATATCAACGTTGGCTAAATATTGTAATGAATTAGCACGTATCGAGAATAATATTAGTTCACATGAAGGTACTTTAAAAGATTTAAAAGAACAAGCAGACAAGATTAGTTCAGAGATCATTCCTAATTTGCTCGCGGAGCAGGGATTAGCATCTTTGAAATTAGCTGACGGATCAGGAGTCGACGTAAAGAAAACTTACAGTTGTACGATTAAAAAAGATTCTGTTGATGCAGCTTACACATGGCTTCGTGACCAAGGCTTAGGAGACATCATTAAAAATGAAGTTTCTGTAGTCTTTGGTAAAGGAGAAGATACAAGGGCTAACGAATTGTTAGACCTTGCAGAGCAAGAAGGTTATCAGCCCAACCAAAAACAAAAAGTTGAGCCGATGACATTGAAAGCTCTCTACCGGGAGCGTATCGAGGCCGGCCTCGATATGCCCTCGGAATTTTTTCACACTTTTGTGAAAGATCAAACCAAAATAAGCCGGAAATCATGAAACAAGGAGAAAAAACCATGAACCAAGTAGCGAAAAAAGCTAATACTGCAGTAGCGTTGGGCAGTATGTTTGAACAAGACGCATTAGTTGGCGCTAGCGATATGGGAGCAGATGATTTTGCTTTACCATTTTTAAGAGTGCTAGGTCAGCTATCACCGGAGATCAATAAGCATGACTCCAAATATGTCGAAGGCGCAGAAGCCGGTATGATTTATAATACCGTGACGAAGCAGACATATAATGGTGAAGAAGGAATAAAGGTGATGCCGTGCTATTACAAGCGTGAGTATGTAGAGTGGTCAGATCGTGGCCAGGGCACAAGTGCTCCAGTACAGATTCATTCAGTAGCAAGTGGCGTTATTGAAAAAGCAAAGCGAGGTGCTGATTGGAAAGATCGATTACCGAACGGTAATTATCTTGAGAACACAGCGTCTTACTATGTAATGGATGAGAAGATGGGAACAGCATTGATTTCTATGAAGTCTACACAACTTAAAGTTAGTAGAACATGGAACTCTATGATGAACGGTATCAAACTAGAAGGTAAAAATGGTTTGTTTACACCGGCTTCTTACAGTCACTTGTATAGACTGAAAACTGTCCAACAATCAAATGACAAAGGAACGTGGTTTGGTTGGAGCGTAGAGAAGGAAGGTCCGGTACAGGACAAGTCACTTTACGAGGCAGCTAAAAGTTTTGCTATATCGTGTTCTAGCGGAGACGTAAAAGCAAAAGCTAGCGAAGAAGGCACAGAAGATAAAGAGAAATCAGACGTACCATTTTAACTAGTAACGATAGCAAGGCAACTCCCCCTGCCTTGCTATCATAAAGGAGGAGACTTATGATTGAGGAGGAAAAAACATGTGTTACATGCGGTGAAACGTTTACAATACATGCAGTACAGCAACGTACTAAAAAATATTGCGGCTACAAATGTAGTATAAAATCAACATATAAAAAGACTGGGAATAAACCAGGACCGAGAAAGAAGAAGTAGTGAAAGAACTAAAAAATATATTTGAAGGCAATAATAATGCCTATGGGCAAATGATTATTCAGCCTGGAGCTATCACTGACAAAGGCAAACAGAAAGCAAAAGCTTTTATTAAACGTGATGCAGTGACTGACTTACTTTGGGCTAATCATTTAAAAGGTGTTGAGCCAGCGTTAGGTATCATACCTATAAATGAGAATAACATGTGCAAGTGGGGTTGTATTGACGTCGATGATTATAGTATTGATCTCAAAACTATAGCGGCCTCTATCAAGTCCCATAAATTCCCACTGGTATTATTTAGGTCTAAATCAGGTGGTGCACACTTGTTTTTATTTTGTGATACTTTTATTTCAGCTGGTTTATTGCAGGCTAAACTAATTGATATGGCTAAAGCGCTAGGCTTTGGTGATATGGAAATATTTCCTAAACAGACAGAGTTGCTCGCGGAACGGGGCGACGTTGGAAACTTTTTAAATCTACCTTATCACGGTGGTATCAGAGGTATGCGTTACGCATTAGATGAAAATGGTGAGGCCATAACCGAATCAGATTTTTATAAGATGTATGAGACTGTCGTTTTAACAGAAACACAAATAGATGAAATAAAAGTTAAGTCTAAAAAAGTAGTTAAGAAAGAAGCTTTTAAAGATGGGCCACCATGTTTAAATAAATTAGCTGATGAAGGTTTTGGTGAAGGCTCACGCAACAATGCATTGTTTAATATTGGTGTATTTCACAAGCAAGCTACACCAGATAGTTGGCAAGACGCTGTCATGGCAAGCAATCAAAAATATTTTGATCCACCACTACCATTTAAAGAAGTCAATGATCTAATTGGTTCATTAAACAAAAGAGGTTATGACAAATATAGGTGTAAAGACCAACCTATCTGTGGTGTATGCAAGCCAGCAATCTGTAGAACAAAAAGATTTGGTGTTGGTTTTGAAGAAGAGCAAATGGCACCGATGAAAGATTTACAAAAGTATTGTTCGGAACCGGCGACGTGGATGCTAACTGTTGGTGACAAACGTGTACAATTAAAAAGTGAACAGTTACACAACCCTAATTTATTTGCTGTTGCTGTTATGGAACAGGCTAACTTAGTGGTACCTATTTTAAAAGGTAAGGATTGGCGTGAAGTTTATTTAAAACCTTTATTTGCTGGTGAAGTTGCAGAGATAGAACCATTAGAATCATTACAGCCGAAGAAAGAATTGAGACAATTATTATTACAGTACACTATGAATAGAACTAGAACGACTAAGCTAGAAGAATTAGTCAATGGTAAATGTTATGTTAGCACGGAAGAAAACCATGCAATGTTTCAAATTAGTTCTTTCTTAAACTTTCTAAAAAAGAATGCCTGGGATATGAATAAAAAAGATACTGGTAAAATCCTCCAGGAATTAGATTTGTATGAAGAAGAAGTTAGACCAAAAGTTATGACTAAGGATGGTGAAAAAAGACCACGTTGTGTCAGAGTAAAGTTAGGTGACTTTGAAGAAGGTGCAGTGCAAATAGAAACAACTTATGATGAGCAACCTTTCTAATGAAAACAATTATCTTAGGTCCTCCTGGTACCGGTAAAACATACGCATTACTTGAGTTAGTAGAAAAATGTATTGAGTCCGGTATCAATACTAAAAAGATAGGTTATTTTACATTTACTAAAGATGCAGCTCGTGTTGCTAAAGCTAGAGCAATGGAAAAATTTAAAATAGATGAAGATGAATTACCTTTCTTTAGAACATTACATTCATTGGCATATGGTTTAGCTAGTTTAAAGAAAGAGCGTGTTGTTAACACCGCAGACTACAAAGAATTTGGTAGCAAGAATGGTCTTACTATTAAACGCGCCGCACACAGTAACGCTGATGGATTGTTTGATTCAGACAATGCATATTTAAGTTTAATCAACAAAGCTAGGGTCTCTATGGTCGATGTCATGACTATTTACGACCGTAATGAGCACCTGGTGGACGTAGAGAGGGATGTTTTGTACCTATTAGACCATGAATACACTAAATTTAAGCAAGAAAAAGGCATGTATGATTACAACGACATGCTGCAAATGTTCGTTGACAAAGATTTATCACCTAAGTTTGACGTATTGTTTATTGATGAGGCACAAGACTTAAGTCCGTTGCAGTGGACCATAGTTAGGAAAATGTGGAACAACTCTGACAAAACTTATATTGCTGGTGATGATGATCAAGCTATTTTTAAATGGGCTGGTGCAGACGTGGATCATTTCATTGCGTTAAAAGATGAAGTCGATCATGTAAAAACTTTAGATAAATCTTATCGTGTGCCACCAGGACCAATTTTTGAATTAGCACAAAGTATACGTTCACGTATTACTAATAAATATAATAAAGAATACAAACCAAAAGACGGACAGTCCGGTGAACTTAGTTATCATAGTGACGTCACCGATGTTGATATGTCAGAAGGTGAGTGGTTAGTGCTAGCCTCAGCGCATCATTTTTTTGAACCTATTGGTGAACATTGTGAAGATAACGGTTGGTATTATAGAAACTCTAGAGGTAAGAACGCGGCACCAGTAGAGCTCGTGCAGGCCATACAACGCTGGGAACGCTGGCGCAAGGGCGGTGAAATAGAAACAATTTTAATTAAAAACATCTATAATTATCTGGGAAACAATGTTACTATGGGATATAGAAAGGCGAATACATTAAATAAAGAAGGTAGCTATACACTTGAAGATTGCATCGCGGAACACGGATTAAAAACAAACGCTGTTTGGTATGAAGCATTTAACGAACTGGATAACTATACGGAAAATTATATAAGAGCAATGTTAGCACGTGGAGAAAACATTTTAGAAACACCTCGCATTATTTTTAAATCAATACATGCAGCCAAAGGTGGTGAAGCACAAAATATTTTATTATTACCTGATGTAACTAAAGCAAGTTTAGATGCAGCTGAACATGATCCTGATGATGCTCATAGATTATTTTATGTTGCAGTGACTAGAGCAAAAGAAACATTACATATTATTGAACCGGCAAGCTATGAGAGGAGCTACCCTTATGTCTAAAAAATATGATCCAGTGGATTATCCCGAACATTATAACAAAGGAAATGTACAGTGTATTGACGCGATAAAATCGTGCCAAGGTATTGGTTTTAAATACTATTTACAAGGCTCAGCAATTAAGTATATTTGGAGACATGAACACAAAGGTAAGCCGATTGAAGATTTGGATAAGGCAATTTGGTTTTTAACTAAGTTGAAAAAAGAATATGAATAGACCATTGCAAGTGCCAATGAATTTTAGTCCGGAGACAGAGTGGGTCGTACCACCAATGCCAGATTTAAGTGAGCATACTGAAATTGCTATTGACTTAGAAACTAGAGACCCAAATTTAATGACTATGGGTTCTGGGTCGGTACGTAAAGACGGCGAGGTTGTAGGCTTTGCGGTAGCAGTAGAAGGTTGGAAAGGATATTTTCCTATTGCCCATGAAGGTCAAGGTAATATTGATAGAGCTATTGTTATTGATTGGATGCAGGAAGTTTTAAATACACCAGCAACAAAAGTTTTTCACAACGCTATGTACGATGTGTCGTGGTTACGTTCAATGAACTTTAATATTAATGGTAGGATTGTTGACACCATGATTGCAGCAAGTTTAGTCAACGAGAATCGTTTTAGTTTTACATTAGATTCTATTTCTAAAGAATACATTGGCATGGGTAAAAACGAAAATGTTTTAAAGGATGCAGCAAAACTATGGGGTGTTAATCCTAAAGCGGAGATGTGGCGACTGCCAGCATTAGTTGTCGGTGAGTACGCAGAGCGTGACGCTGAGATAACTTTAAAGTTATGGCAAGCGATGAAGCATGAACTAACACAACAAGATTTGTGGGACGTGTTTAATTTAGAAACAGATTTGTTTCCATGTTTAATTGACATGAAGTTTAAAGGTGTACCAGTTGATTTAGAACGTGCTGACACAATTAAAAAAGATTTCGTTAAGCAAGAAAAAGAATTACTACATTTAATAAATCAAGAAGCCGGTTTTGAAATTGAGATATGGGCGGCAGCTTCTATTGCGACAGCGTTTGATAAATTAAAACTACCTTACGATAGAACTGATAAAGGTGCGCCAAGTTTTACTAAAGGTTTCTTAGCATCGCATCCGGAAGGTACAATGGCGCGACGAATTGCTGAGGCACGAGAGATAAATAAAGCACACACAACTTTTATTGATACAATTATTAAGCATGAACACAACGGCAGAATACACAGTGATATCAATCAGATACGGTCTGATTCAGGTGGTACTGTAACTGGTCGTTTCAGCTACAGTAATCCGAACCTACAGCAAATACCAGCACGACACAAGACCATTGGTCCAATGATTCGATCTATCTTTGTACCGGAACGTGGTTGTACCTGGGGCTGTTTTGATTACTCGCAACAAGAACCGCGCATCGTGGTACACTTCTCTTCACTATTAAAGTTAGATGGTTCATCTATGATTGTAGATCAATATAAAAAAGGGGAAGCAGACTTTCACCAGATGATTGCAGACATGGCCGGCATCGAACGTAAACAAGCCAAGACTATTAATTTAGGTTTAATGTATGGCATGGGTAAAAATAAACTTATGGGTGAATTAGGTTTACTCAAAGACGCTGCCGAAAAATTAATTAAAAC